CACCCAACTGCCGACCAGACCCGCCACCATGCCCGGCAGCGCGAGCCTGCCGCTCCTGCTGGGCCGTGATCGCAACACCATCAGGGGCAAGAAGAGTAATAGTCATCTTTGTTCTCCTACGCCCACGCGGGCTTTGTAGTCACAGTCAGGGAAGCGGTAGAGGAATAGTTCTGGGCTGAGAACGCAATCACGTTGTCGCCGGGGTCGAGGGAGAACCAGCCGCGGGAAGTGACGTAACCAGAACGCGGCGCCTGACCCTGCGCCAGAACCTCGCGCCGGTCCATGTCCACCGTCACAAACTCGCCGCTACCAAGCGCAAGTGCCGTGGCGAACGTTAGTGACGCCTGCTTACCCTGATGCGTCACCGTCCACCCACCAGCCGGCAACGGACCATCAATCCGCAACCACGCCGGGGCCTGCGTGTTGCCGGGGTTATTGATAGTCACCTTGCCCGTACCCGACACGCCCGTCCAAGTACGCGGCCATGTAGACGGTCGGACTAGGCCACCCTCACTGAACGGGAGGCGGGTGCTAGCCGTAACCAGGTCACCGAACTTACGCGGATCCTTCGCCACAACCTGGATGCTGAACTGAGCCGTCAAACCATCCAGCCACGACACCAGAACATCATCCTGACGCCGCGCCTCAACATGACGGACCCGCCCAGCCTCAGCCACCAACAACCGGAACCCCGACAACGACACAGCCGCCGACAACCGATCCACAGCCACAGACAAAGCCTCAGGGGTGGGCGCGTCAATCGTGCCCTCCAGCGTCATCACACGCGCCTTCAAAAACCCCTCAGAAGCCGTAGCGCCGTTACCCCTGGCCCGCTGCGAAAACTCCACAGTCGAACCAGGGGAACCCCACCCACTGAACTTCTCCAGGATCCAGAAAACCCCTGCACTGTCCACCGTGTTGAGGAGAAGATCACCAATGGCAACCATCGCCCCGTCGAACACCCCACCAACGTCAGTGCCCGGATAGAGCAGCCCTGACGGGTAGGTAATCGGGCTTGGGTACGGCACAGAAGCCTCCTAGACGGCGAGCGCGGTTTGACGTCGGGTAACAGCGTGCGCTGTTGCTATGGGGTCGTCTGTTTCGTAAATGTTGAACGTCGAACCGAACCCGCCAGTCGTCCGGTAATCCCCGGCAGCAGTCGCGGAACCATACGCCGGCGAGGAAGGAACCGTTACCATGCCGCTGGTAGCCGATTCAAGATCGGCCCGCATGTCACCGATACCAAGAACCACACCCTCGCCAATGTTCCGGCCGAAGCCGCGGAACACCTTAGACGGGGACGCGATACCCAGGGCGGCTTTGAACGGGCCAACGATCCAGCCCGGAATGAGGGACAGGAAGAAGTTGCCGATAGTGCCGGCCAACGACTTGATGCCATTCATCAGGCCCTCAACGATGTTCCGGCCAATGTCATACAGCCAGCTACCTGCACCGGCCAGCGCGCCCATAATCTTCCCGCCGAGCCCGCCGAGCGCGTTCACGACATTGCCGATCATCCCGGACACGCCGCTGACGATGTTGTTCCAGATCCCGCCAAGGAACCCGGCAACCTGGCCGAACACGGAACTGATGAAGCCCCACGCCGCCCCGAACCCGGACGCGATAACCCCGTACACGGATGACACGGCGCCGCCAACTACACCCACGATCCCGTTCCAAATCCCGGAGAGGAACCCGAACACGGTAGTGAAAATCGAGGAAATGAAATTCCAGACGGCAGTTAGGTTTGACACGGTTATTCCCCACAGGTAACCCAGGTATCCGCCAACGGTATTCACAATCGAGTTCCAGATACCTCCAATAAACCCGGCAATCGCATTGAAGATGCTGACAACAACATTCCAGATCGCCGTGAGCTGCGCCCCGTGCGTCTGCCAGAACGCGATAAGGATGTTCGTGACCAGGCTGACAATCCAGTTCCACACGCCAGAGATGAAGTTACCCACGGCGGTGAAGATGCTGACCACGAAGTTCCATGCCGTCGTCAACCCCGCGACGATAGGAGCAACCAGCATCGCCACACCGGCAGCAACAACCCCGGCAATCGTGTTCCACACGCCCGACAGGAAACTAACCATGCCGTTCCATGCGTCCGCGAAGAACTGACCAATCGCCGCGAGCCCCGGAGCGAAGAAGCCGGCCAGCATGGAGAGCCCGGACAGGATCACAGAGCCGATAACCTGAAATGCGCCGCCAACGGCCGCGACTATGGTGTTCCAGATCCCACCAAAGACGTTCCCGAGCCCTTCCCAGACCTGCGCCCAGTCACCGGAGATGATTCCTGTTACCGTCTGGATGATGCCCAGCACAATCTGCATAGCCGCCTGGATGACGTTAGCGATGACACCAAACACCGTTACAACAATTGGCATGAGGAACTGGATCGTCGGGACGAGGATCCCGCCAATCATCTGAACCAGAGGGGCAATGGCACCAAGGATGAGCCCCAGGCTCTCAACCACTACTGGCAGAACCGACGAAACCAGGCTCATGAAGATAGGCGCGAGCTGACTAATCAGCGCCGCCGCAAGGTTGACCACCTGAACCACAATCGGGACCAGGACCGGAATGAGTTCAGCCAGTGTGGCGCCCAACATCTGCACCAGTTGCGCTATCAGCGGCAGGGCCGTTGACAGCACGTCAGTGAATAGGACAATCATCGTCGCCTGAAGCGACTGGAAGACCGGCAGCACGCCGCTGATGGCATCAAGCAGCCCAAACCCAACAACCTCCACCAGATTCCCAAGAATCGCAAGGATGGGGGACAGGCTAGGCAGGAGCGCCTGAAAGATGGTGTTAACCGGAGAGATTGCCTGCCATAGGGCGACAAAGTCCGGGACGACAGGGGCCAGTACAGCCTTCAGGCTCTCAAAAATATCCCTGACAGCGGAACCAAGCCGAGCCATCGGCCCCATGTCGAAACCAGCAGAAAGCAGGTCAGGCATGGGGATGGTGAACCCGGTAACAAAGTCGCGGACCCCATTCAGCCCCTCTTCCACCTTCAGCCGGACAGTAGCCCCGAATGAAGCAAGAGGCCCAAGCCCGCCAGCGATCTGCGCCGCCATATCCGGGATAGGGATCGTGAAGCCGGCAATGAAATCCTGGATCCCGCGGAACACCGCCCAGATCCTGCCCTGCACCCACATAAGCCCGGCAATAACAGGCGAATCCTCTTCAACGCCGAGCGCCTTCAGGAGGTTCGGGGTTATGTCCCCGTCCATGATGAGGGATTGCAGCCCGGAGAACAGGTTGCCAAACCAGCCGAACACCGCCCCAAGCCCGGCAGACAGCCCATTGATAGCCCCGGTAATCGCTGGTTTCAGAGCGTCAAGGGCACCCATCAGCCCAGAGTTAACCGTTGCCGACAGGTTGCCCAGGGCGCCCTCAAACGTGGTCACAGACCGTGCAGCTTCCACCGCGATAGGGTCATTACCAAGCTTGGAAAGTGCGTCCTGGAACTCCTGCGAGGAAATCTCACCGGCAGCCATCGCGTCCTTGAAGTTACCCTGGAACGCACCGGCCTCTTTCATGACCTTCTGGAGCGGACCTGACGCGCCGGGAATGGCGTCCGCCAGCATGTTCCAATCCTCAGTCATCAGCTTGCCAGCGCCAGCGGACTGCGTGAGGGTACGGGAAACGGACTTGAACGTCTCCGCGTTACCGCCAGCAACCGCGTTCAAGTTACCCGCGGCCTGCGTCAACTCCGTGTAGTTCGTAACGCCGTTAGACGCGAGCTGCGCCATCGTCGCCTGAATCGTCGGCAGATCATAAACCGTCTGATCCGCGTAGTCCTTGGCAGCCTTGGTAGCCGCCTGAATACCCGAAGTGTCGATCCCGGCGAAGTTCATTGTTGACTTGAACTTATCCGTAGCGTCAGAAGCCGCGGCGGCTTCCTTCACCATGTCACCGAAACCAACCGCCGCCAGAGCAGCCAGCGCAGGACCGACGAGGCTTTTCATGGTCCCGGCGATACCGCCGCCCATCCGCCCGCCAATATCCTTGCCGATGCCGTCAGCGTCAACCGCCCCAAGTTCCTGGGCGATCTTCCCCTGCGCACCCTTCATGGAAGGGATCAGCGAAACATACGCGGTAGCCAGTTCAACGGATGCCACAGGGGACCTCTATTCAGTTGCTTGTTGTCTTGCCTTCTGACGCGCCAGGAAACGCTCTGCACGGGCATCCAGACGCGCAGACTCGGCGTCCCGCTCCTTGCGCCCCTTAGGCGGCTCAATCGGCTTAGGCGGGTTAGTGCCCTTCTGCCCCGCCCTCGTCCGCTGCCAGTTCGCCACGTCCGCAGCGTGAAGCTGCAAAGCCGCGAAATGCTCAGCCTGGGTCCACGCAAGCGGGCCGCCGTGTTCACGCCACACAGCGGCACCCGGCGGGATGTTTACCGCCAGGTCCGCTGCATCAAAAACGTTCCCCCGGAGAGCTTCGCGCAAATCCAAACCGTAGTAATGCCTGAAGTCGGCCCTCAGAGCCCCGCGATACTCCCTAAGGAGGTACGCGAGGCTTAGGAGTTTCCCGCGCTCTGCTTAGCCTCAGACCAGGCGTCAAGGATGTCCTTGTACTTGCGGACAGGGAGCTTCTTGATCGTCTCCCAAGCGTCCGGGCCAAGCAGCGCCTTCAGGAAGACATGCAGGTTGCCGGCAGCGAGTTCTTCCATGACCTCACCCGTGATCGCGTCACCGTCCGCGACGAGATGCAGGTCTTCGTAGTCGAACTCAACAATTTCAGCGTTCAGGTCGGCCTGCTTGGGCAGGTGGTCCTGGGGCTTCTTGGGTGCAGTCATGGTGGTGGTTTCCTTTACAAAGAGAAGAGTGTTCGTGGTGGTTTCATTTGGTAAGGCGGGCGGGGGAAACCACCACGGAAACACACCCCGCCCGCCAGCTTGTTAGGCCGTCGCCGCGGCCGGGTTGTTCGTGATGATCGAGAAGCCGCCGTAGATCGTGAACGTAAATTCGTACATCGTCTGGTCAGCGTTCTTATGGCTCACAGTTCCGACGCCGGTAACCTCAGCACGCGGGATCGCGTAACGCTTCGTCACCGTGTCGTCAATGAAGTCCACCAGAAGGGCCTTCTCGTTCGACTTCGAGCCGGCGGGGATCGTCAGCGTAGTAACGCCAGTAGCCGTAGCCGAAGTCATGCCGGGGTAGTACAGACCAAGAGTGATTGCCGTCTCTTCGAGGCAGACAACCTTGATGGTGTCCTTCACGGAAGTGATCTTCGAGCGGACAATGGTTCCGCCCTGCCACGCAGTGAAGTCCTTGGACGACGTTTCGCGGGTAATGTCCACGCCGTCCTCGGACAGCCAGCCAAGATCCTGGTAAGCGACGGCGGGGGCTGCCAGGCCAACCGGGCTTGTCGTACCCTTCGGTGCGACGTATACCGTCGAGTCCATGTCCCCGTAAATGCGGAGATTCGCAAGGTTCTTTGTCATGGTTTACTTCTCCTTCTCAGCGTCAGCGGCACGGGCAGCGCCGATGAGGATCAGTTCACGCCCGGTAAGTTCCGGGACAGTAAGGGTTGTGTCCGGTTTGTGGGACTTGCCGGCGGCATCAGTCCACTCACGGGCCAAAGTGATTTTCACGTTTGCTCCTTAGATGGGTTGTTTGCCGCGGATCTGAACCACAGCCGTAAATGTGTAGCGAAAAAGCGAAGTGCTAGGGTCAGGCAGATTCACCGGCCCGCCAATGATGTCCACCGACTTCACCCGAAACCCGGACAACTCCAGACCGGGAAGGTCGGTGATTGCACGTCGGGCACGCTCCAACAACTGGACAGCGCCAGACTCCCTAGAGTGGTACGCCTCAACAGTTACCTGTGGGCTATCAGACACCCTCGTAGCCGGCGGGCCACCAGTACGCAACACCCGCACAAACGACGACGCAGAAGACGCCCTAGTCCCAACAGGAACACCAAGCGCACCCGTCAAAAACGTGCACAGCAGATCCTCAATATCCGGGAACGTTAGAGTTTGAATCACTTCTTCCTCGCCCCCCAGTTGTCAGCCTGAGCCTGCGATACCATCCGCGTCTTGCCCGCCTTATTGGTGTAGGCAACCATGCTGGTCCCGCCGAATGCCTTAGTCAGGGCGCGCCCTTCAGCCTCAGCGATCCTGGCGGCCTTTGTGGCTGTAACAACCGACGCTCTGGCGCGGGTCTTACCGATACGCACGCTTGCCTCCATGCCGGGGCCGGCGCGTCCGGCAATTTCATCTGCCTTTTGCTTGAGGAATTGCTGGACCTCGCCAGACTTCAGAATCGCCTGGATGCCAGCCGAGCTGACGTCAATGCGAATCTTCCCCTTAGCCACGGTCGGCCCACCTTTGCAGTAGAAGCTTCGTGGAACTGATCCGCCCCGTTGGTGACTTCCACCGCTCAGGCTCACCAATCACCGCATAGTCACCGGACGGCAACCGGATCCTGTCAGACGCCAACACGTCAGCGTCATAAGGCCCGTAAGCCGTCCAATCAACCCGGACAGCTTCACGGTTCTGCAAGTCCTCCACCGAAGCGCCAGGCTGCAAAGACCAGCCCGTGAGGGCGGCTTCAGTGGCATTGTCCCAGTCGTCCACCAGTGAACCGTGATCCATGACCTGAGACGCCCGCACACGGGTAATCGACTCGGACGCGAACGACACCAGCATCAGAGCCTCCCAGGGAGCCGGTACTTATCCAGCATCCGGCGCTCATGATCCATCAGGACCACACCGCCAGCGACACCGGGCGCCGTCAAAGAGTTACTGATCGACACCGCGCCGGCCTGCTCCCGAACAACACCACCGGGGGCGTTATCGGCACGCCCGGCAATGTCACGGATGATCTGCGCGACATCAGCCGCCGAATCGAACCCGTGCTCAATGGTCAACTTCACCGAACGCAGCCGGTCAGGGAAAATCCCATCAGCACGCAGGAAACCAGCCTCAGACCACTCCAGCGTCGTAACGTCAACCGGGACGCCGGAAACCTCAGCGGCGATAACATCCCGCAAACGCAGCGTCTTCAAAAACAGGGACCGCGTACCACTGCCATCAAGAACAACGTCCTCAATCACAGTCGGCGCGATGTGCCAGCCACAATAGGCCCGAACCGCAGCCTCAGCCGCCGCCAGGTTCTTCTCAGCAGAAGTGCTAGCGCTTTCGGTTGACAGCAGGCTTGGAATCTCCACCGTCTACCGCCTTATTCGTAGGTGTAGCGGACTTGTTCGCAGGCTTCTCAGCCTTGACCTCAACAGCACCATCGGGCACGTCGGAATCATCGAACTGGTAAGTCCCGCCGTTGTACTCATAATTTTTCAGAGCCATGTCGGATCCTTCCTAGGGGAAGGGTGGGGCACCGAAGCGCCCCACCCTCACACATCTACTTAGGCGACGGGGGTAACCGTGGTCTTCACGAACGCTGCCGGGCGGCGGACAGCCAGCGCCAGGCGACGCTCAGCGCGAACCGTGATCCGGTTGTTGGTGAAGTCGTTGCCCTCAGTGTTGGTAGCATCCACGCGGACGCCGCCCTTCGAGACAACAGAGCCAGCCTGACCGAACGCGCCAACAAGGACGGTTCCGGTAGCAATGGCCGGGGTAACAACGGTGCGCAGGCCCCACAGCGGCGGCTGCTCCTGGATGCCACCGTTGCCGTACTGGCCCGAGAAGAACCCGCCACCGAAGTACTGGCCATTGCCGTCCTTCGCCAGACGCAGGGTCTGGTAATCGGCAGGGCTGATGACGATGCCGTCGGCGGTCAGGCCGGAACCGGTTTCCACCTTCGTGATGGCGCGGAAAATGGTGTCCTGGGCGTTGTCGCCGGCAGCAGTCGAGCCGCGGACCTCAGTCTGGATACCAACACGGTTCAGCAGGCCACGCAGGTTACCGGCAGCACCGGAACCGTTGAGAAGCTGATCCTCAATGAAGAGGTTGAGCTGATACAGCAGGCGGCCGTCGATGGCGGACTTCAGGAACGGAAGATCCTCAACGAGTTCATCGGATTCCTTGATGAAACCGGCAACCTTGGACAGCGCCTCGGTCACGGCGGTGGGGTCACCGAAGTGGAGCTGCGGCTTCTGTCCGTTTTCGTTGACCAGTGCGAAGGCGCCTTCAACGAGGGCGTTCTCCACGAAGTAGGTCAGCGCGGTCCCGGAGATGGTTTCCGAGCCCAGCAGGTCTTCAATGGTCAGGCGACGGCGAACACCGGTCAGGATGTTCGTGTCGATGCTGGTCAGGGCGTTACCGAAAACGGTACCGGTCACCTGCACGTCAGAAGCGGCCTTGAACTCGGGCGCCGAAACGGTGAAGCGGTCGCCGCGCTTAGCTGCAAGCTCGGTGCCGGCAGCTTTAGCGAAGAACTCGCCAAGCGACTTGGCCTGCACGGCTTCCTTCGGCTTGGGCTCGCCGGCGTCCTTGAACTGGGCCAGGAGCGCATCACCTTCGGCAATGGACTTCTCGCGGACCTGGGCGGACTCAATGTCGCCCTTGATGGTGTCCAGCCGGGTTACCTGATCGGCTGTCAGGGTGTTGTCTTTGGCGGCCTTGACGAGTTCGGCCAGTTCCGCCTTGAGCTCAATAAGAGTCTTCACAGCATCTCCGTAAGTGAGAGGGATTTGAGGTAGTTCTCTAATGCGCTGGCATCGACGGACGGACGCGCTGGCGGTTCCTCAGCCATAGCGCCAGCCGGATCCTCAGACTTGGCCACTGCGGGCTCCTCGTCCTTGTCCGTGCCTGACGCTTCAGCCTTGACCGCGGGCTCGCCGCTGGCCTTTCCATCGTCATTCGTTGCCGCATCTAGCAGCGTTTTGAGTGCGGACTTCAGTGCGTCCGCTGCCTCGATTGCGTTGGTCACAATCGCGGCGTTCTTTGCTGACAGGACGCGCCCGGCCTTCACGGCAAGCACTTCTGTCAACTCGTTAGCGCCGATTGGCACTACCGAAATCTCGTAGACCTTCAGTTCCCGAAGCTCTGTCGCCTTGGCTCCGTTCACGTCAACCGGGCCGGAGTCCAGCACCTTGTAGGCGAAGGACATCTGATTGATGCGCCCGCCCTTCAGGAGGCGGTAAACCTGCGCGGCCTTGGGTGATTCAAGGTCAAGTTGGCCCTTCACAAGCAACCCGTGGTCGTCTTCCTTCGCGTCCACGATGTGGCCGATATTGAAGTCAGGGTCTTCCATGTTGTGGCCGAATAGGAGCGGAATCGGCACGCCGGCCTCTTCCCACGCCTTCAGGTCATTCTCAAAAGCGCCCTTGACCACGACATCGCCGTAGCTATCGACGTTCCCGAATACGGAGGCGTAAGCCTCGAACTGGCCTTCTTCGAGTCCATCACCGGAGCCGATAGCTTTCACGCTCGCGGCAAATCCTTTGACGTCCATATTTCGCCCCCTTCGGGCATTGAAAAAGACCACCCGCATGGATGGTCTTTGGTTCTTGAATTGAGTCGGCTAGGACATGGCTACTTCTACGCTGCACCGGCAGTTAGCTACCCCATCAGCGCCTAGAACCGGATCGCCCGGCCAGTCAGCGCCATTGGAGAACTTCTCCCGAACGGGGACCGTCTCGCCGTTCATTGCCGCATGTTCAGACCGCGGGTTCTTCGAGTTCACAAGCCAAGTTTTCGTAGCCCGCGAACTGTTCTGTTTGGCGGCTTCCATGGTTGCGAAACCCGCCAACGTCGTCAGCAGCGTCGTGGCGATAACCGCCCCGCGCTCACCCTCGGCAGCGTCAAAGACCTTGGCCGGCGTGCGGACGGGATTACCGCCCCCATCATCACCAGGGTCAGCCAACGCAGCCTCAATCTGATCCAGCGTGGTCGCGTTGATCTTGCCCGCCCTTGACTCAGCCACAGCCCGCAGGAACTTCGCAGTCACCGCCGCGTCGTAAGCGTCAGGCGCGAACCCCACACTCTCCAACACGTCAGCCGCTACCTGCCCCGTCACCGACATAGCAACCCGGTACAGGTCATTCGCCAATTCCTTGTCCCAACGCTCCTGGTCCCACCAATCGGCGGACTTGGAATTGAGACGCGCCAGAACAGCTTCACGCTGACGCTTGAAGAACTTAGCCAGAGCGGCTTCAGTTGCCTGCGCCGAACCGTCGTCCGCCTCACCCTTCACCAACACCCGGTCAGCCTTAGCAAGAACCGGGCGCGACTTAGGTGCACTATCACGCGGGGAAGCCTGATCGCCCACAAGGACATTCAACGGCGTCACAAGGGCGTCAGCGTCACCAGCAAGCGCTGGCATGTTCTCCAGCGCCCGCGCCTCATTAGCGGTCATCCACGGACGCCCAACAGCCGACGACAGAACCGCCGCCTGCTCATCAAACGACGCGGCAAGCTTGGCCTTCACGTTGAACTCAACGTAAACACCGTCACGCGGATCCAGCATCGGGACCAGCTTCGAGTTGATGCGGTCCTGGATCATCTTCAGCCAAGGCCCAAGCGTTTCGCCGTACAGCATCTTGCGGAACTCGCGCACGTTCGCATACGAAACGCCGCCGGTAGCGCCCAGCATCGCCGGGTTGATGTGCCACGCCCTCGCCACCGTTTCCAGCGACAGGTTAGCGGCTTCAATCCACTGTTCCTCGCGGGCGTTGAAGCGGACCTGATTGATGGTCATGCCATCTTCAAGGACAGGCATAGCGCCAGCGTTCGCACCCTTAGCCCGGTAAGACTGCATACTTTCCGTGAAGCGCTTCTGGCCTTCCTCAGACCATGACGGCGCATCCTTCGGGCGGGCAATATAGTTGCCGATCTGACCGCCGTTCTTCCACATAGAAGCCCGGAACTGCTGAGCCGCTACCTGCTCGGCCAGCGTGTCCTTCAATGTCGCAACAACAGGCGAACCATGCCCGCCGTAATAAGGCGTCCAGTTCTTGAAGTGGATCAGGTTCTTACCCGTGATACGGATCGGCGGTTTCGTCACATCCGGGAGGTAATGAATCACCAGATCATCGTCAAACTCAGAACCCGAAACGATAGTCACCAGATCGACAGCCAGCGGCCGAAGAGTCCAACCATTCGAGGTCTGTGCAATCAGCCACCACGCCTCATCATGCAACGCAAGATCCGAAACAAGCGCGACCTTCAGGTCATAGCCCGTCATCGCCGGATTAGGATCCGACAGGAGCTTAGCGACAGGCGAATCCCGCAACCGCTGCCGGTCAGTATCCGACACCCTTTGATACACCGGCAGGCCAAGCTGCCCAATGTTCCGCGCCAGGAAATCAACCACCGTGCGGACGTTATGCTGCGACTCCCACAACTGAGCCGGCGCCATACCGGTAATCTTCCGCAAAGCCTCGATAACCTCAGCCGCAGACGGGTTAGTAGAACCAACCTCAACAGCCTGGTAAATTACGGATGAGCGGCGGAACAGGTCAAGGACGCCCATCAGACAACCACCATCCCTCGTGTTTCGTAAGAACTGACTTTCGGTTTCCCGGCACGGGAAGCGAGGACGGTAAGGCCCCAATAGGCTTGCTCAGCAGCGATCAACGGCGCCACATCAGCAGGAGACTTAGAACGGTTCAACACGAACACATCCCCCAACTGCTTAGTCACCGCAGTTGCCGCGGCTACATCAAGGACAGGCTGGGACAGGTGGAACACGTTTCCGTTGCGTACAGCGTCATAGAAGGCCCCCATCGCCGCGCCAAGGTCAGAACCACCGCACTCCATCACAGGGAGCCCAGCAGCCAGCAAATGCTCAATCAGGGCAGACGCAGGAGCGCCCTTACCCTGGACCACGATGGTTTCAGCGCCGATATTCGGGAACTTCTCAACCAGCGTCGGAACAACCCACTCAGTACCCGCCCGCTGCGTGATGACTTCCACATGCGCCGCACCATCGTCACGCCAGCCAGCAACAGCGAAATAGGACATCTCACGGTTAGCTGACACATCAACCGACAGCACCAGGGGAGAACCCTTAGCTATCTCAGACTCAGCGTCATGCCGTGACTCCCATACGCCGGCACCAAACGGCGACTCGGCATCAATGGTCACCCACTGACACAAATTCTCAGTACGGAAAACATGCTCAGGGACACCCTCAGCGCCACCAACACCCACAAGGGCTGCCTTAGACGCCAGCATTTCCTCAGTCACATACGCGATGCCATGCTCATCCTGATAGCCCATGGAAGGGTTAGCCTGAGCCCAGCCGTCACGGTCCCAAATCCCGCACTCATCCGGCGCGGACCACTCAAACAGGCCCATCGTCGTGTCATGCGAATTAGCGAACTCTTCAACCGACTGGATACCGCCGTCAACGTACTTCTCCCAGTCAGCCATCCGCGCCAGACCCTGCTTACGCAGACCCCGCAACACATCCGACTTAGCAGTGCCAGCATTCGACACCGCAATGACCTGAGAAGAGAACCGGGCGTTCGTCGTGTTCGTCAGCGCTGACCAGGACTCCCAATCACGCTGCTGCCGCAACTCATCAAAAGCAAGATCAGTCACCGACAACCCGCGGCCACCATCATCAGACGCAGCCTCGCACTTATACCGGGAACCATTCGACAGCTCCAGATACTTATTACCGTTCACATTCGACTTATGCGCGATGTACTTGCGCCCCGCCGACCGCTGCAAAGCCTTCGTAGACAGGTCAAGGATTTCCTCAGCCGCGTTCAACTTATGCGCCGCGCCAAGGATCAACGGCGGCTCAGCTTCCGGGCCATCCCACATCAACATCCGCCACAAAAGACGGGTAGACATGATGAACGACTTCCCGTTCTGCCGGCTCACCAGCAGCAGAACAGTCTTGAACCTAAGAACCGGGAAGGCATCTGTCGAAACTGACCCCAACGCCAACTCCAGCGAGTGGATCAAAAACCATTCCTGCCACGGGTGCAGATGACGGCCAGCAATCCGAGCCGCATCAATAGCCTCAAAACCAAGCGACGTTTCCGGCGTGAGCTCCCGGAGCGGCCGGGTCCACAGCCTCGGCTCCGTCTTACCCAGCCTGGGCGCGCCGCCCCCGCTTCGCTTTGAGTTCGTCAATAGGATCAACCTCCGCAGCGGGCTTAGCCGGCATCTTGGAAGGCGTAAGTTGCAGCGCCTCGCAGTACCTCAGGTACGTCGGAATGGACGTATTGTCATGAACCGGAATTGGAAGCTTGGAACCATCCTCCCGGCCTTCCATTGCGGCCTGCACCACGTCATCCCACCCGTCGATCTTCCGGGCAAGAGCAAGGACAGCAGCCACCGGGCCAGCGCTCAGAGCGGCATCTAACGCCCCAGAAGCGACCGCAGCGGCCACAGATGCCTCCGTCGCTTCGTAGACGCTCACAACGCCTCCTAGGGGGCTAATACACGCGTGCGCGTGCGCGACCCCCCTCTTAGATAGGCGGGGGGAGAGGACAGC